ACATCAATTGTTATGGAAATACCTGAGAATGCGGCTAAAATCTTGAACAAGAAAAAAATGAGATCCTACGCTACGGGTGGATTGGTTGCAATTGAACCGAAAAGAGAGTACTTTGCATCTGTATTTTAATTATGAAAAATTTAGCTAAACTTAAACTGCAGACAGAACAACAAAAAGGAAAAACAAAACCTATGTTTTCCGCTAGAACTGCTAGGGCAGTTCCACAATTAAGAAGGGTTGCAAGAAAATTAACAGGTTATAAAGAGGGAGGAACCATGACAAAAGATAAAGATAAATTATCTCGGCGAGATGCAGAAAGAAAACTTAAACAACTTAAACAAAAAGCTGAAGGTATAAAAAAAGAGCCAGAAAGTGAATCTAAAATAAAAGGTCGAGAGGGAGCAAAAAAAGTAAAAAAGAAAGTTAAAGACTTTGGCGAAAAAGCAAGTGGCTTTATTTTAGAAATAATCGGAAGAAACAGAGGTGGTGTAATTAGACCTAGACCAACCTTTCGAGGAAAAGTTTTGAAACCAAAACCAATGACTAGACGTGGGGTTGGTGTTGCTATAAGGGGATTTGGAAAAGCGTTTAAGAAAGGTAGATAATGTCAAGAGAAGACCTAGTAGAAGTACAAGAGCAAGAAGATATTGAGATTGAAGGTCCTGAAGGAAATACAATCAATGAAAATATTGATGCGATAGAAGATGAAGAAGGAAATTTATTAGCTGGTGAAGAAGCACCTTCAGCTCCTCAAGATAATTTTTATGCAAACCTTGCTGAGTTTTTAGATGACTCACAACTTAAATCATTAGCATCAAAACTATTAGCAGATTTTAAAGATGATAGCTTAGCTAGAAAATCTTACATTGAAACTTACACTAAAGGTTTAGATCTGTTAGGATTTAAATACCAAGAAGTTACAAGACCGTTCATTGGTGCATCTGGTGTAACTCATCCTTTGTTAGCTGAGGCAGCAACGCAGTTTCAAGCACAAGCGTTCAAAGAATTATTACCATCTGATGGACCGGTAAGATGTCAGGTTGTAGGAGCTGAGTCTAAAGAAACTATTCAACAAGCAAATCGTGTTAAAGATTACATGAACTATCAAATAACAGATGTAATGGAAGAATACACACCTGAAATGGATCAGATGTTATTTTTCTTACCACTGGCAGGTTCGACTTTCAAAAAAGTTTATTATGATCCAGCAGCTCAAAGATGTAAAGCTACGTTTATTCATGCAGAAGATTTAGTGGTGCCTTACAACGCATCGGATTTATATGAAGCTGAAAGAATATCTGAAGTACAACGTGTTACCAAAAACACAGTGGCAAAAAGAATAGCATCAGGATTTTACAGAGATGTAGAACTACCAGAACCATTTTTTAACGAAGATAGAGCACAGAAAAAATATCAAGAACTTGAAGGTGTAACTCCACAAAAATATCAAGATCTATATAACTTTGTAGAAATGCATGTTGATTTAGATTTACCTGGCTATGAGAGTGATGATGGAGTGAAAGTCCCTTATATTGTTACTTTGGATAGAGATAGCATGACCATTATGTCTATATACAGAAACTATAAACCTGATGATCCTGCAAGAAAAAGAATTCCTTATTTTGTGCACTACAAATTTCTACCTGGCCTTGGCTTTTATGGCTTTGGCCTAATTCATATGATCGGTGGGTTATCTAAAGCTGCAACTGGTGCATTGAGACAGTTACTTGATGCAGGTACTTTAGCTAACCTACCAGCAGGATTTAAATCAAGAGGACTAAGAGTAAGAGATGATGCGGAACCTCTTCAACCTGGTGAGTTCAGAGACATTGATGCTCCTGGTGGTAATATCAGAGATCAATTTCAATTATTACCTTTTAAAGAACCAAGTCAAACATTGTTTTCATTATTAGGTTTCTGTGTTGATGCAGGAAGAAGATTTGCTGCGATAGCTGACTTACAAGTTGGCGATGGTAATCAACAAGCAGCAGTGGGTACTACAGTTGCATTATTAGAACGTGGATCAAGAGTTATGTCTGCGATACACAAACGTGCTTACTATTCAATGAAAGAAGAATTTAAAATTATGTCAAGAATATTTTCTGAGTATTTACCTCCAGAATATCCTTACAATGTAGTTGGTGGCAATAGACTGATTAAAATGTCTGACTTTGATGACAGAGTGGATGTTGTGCCAGTTGCAGATCCAAATATATTTTCTATGTCTCAAAGAGTTACTCTTGCTCAAACGGAATTACAATTAGCACAAGCTAATCCTCAAATTCATAACATGCATGAGGCATACAGAAGAATGTATGAAGCTTTAGGTGTTAGAAATATTGATGCTTTGTTACAACCTGAACCAGATCCACCTGTACCAATAGATCCTGCACAAGAAAATACTGCAGCTCTTCAAATGCAATTACCAAAAGCATTCGCTGAACAAAATCACGATGCTCACATAGCAGCACATATGTCATTTATTCGAACTAGAATGGTTCAGTCTAATCCTTCAGTTTATGCTTTGTTACAAGGACATATTTCTGAACATGTTAGTTTAAAAGCAAAAAAAGAAATAATGGAAGCATTTATGAATCAACCAAATTTAGTTCAATTACAACAAACAGATCCAGAAGAGTTTGCAAAACAATTTGAATCTGCTGTCGCAGAAAGAATTGTTGCATTAACAAATGACTTGGTAGATCAAGAAATGCAATTTTTAGGTCAACAAAATCAAGACCCACTTGTCATGTTAAAACAAAGAGAGTTAGATCTCAAAGCTCAAGACATAGCTAGAAAAGCTCAAGAGACTGCAGCAAGGTTAGATGTTGAAACAAACAAATTCGAATCACAACAAACAATCGCTGAAGATAAGTTGTCTTTACAAGAAGAAGTACAACGTGGTAGATTAAAAATATTACAGGACAAAGCACGTGAAGAAAAAAAATAAAGTAAATTTGAAAAGAGTTGTCAAAGCTAGAGGTGGCCAAGATATGGGTGCGGGATCTTCAGGAATGGGTTCTGGTAACACTGGAAACACTGGAACTGGAGGACAAGTTGATACTGGAGATTTAGGAACAGAGGCTGCAAACGTTGCAGCAAATGTTGCTGCTACTTCTCATACAGGTGATCCTACAGGTAGCAAAACAACAGATCCTAGTGGTAAGGTAACAGTAAGAAAAGGACCTGTGCAAGTTCCTGATCCGTTTGGCTATACATTGACTGGTGCTCTATTTAATAAAGTTTCGAGAGATTTATACAATGCAAAAAATTTAAAAGAACAAAAAAAAACTGATGTTCTTGGCGGAGAAATGTTGACTCAAGGTAAAAGAACAGGACCAGTTGGAGATCCAGACGGAGGTAGTGGTCAACAAAATCAAATGGTTACTGCTAAACCAAAACCTTTACCTAAGGCAATAAAGCCTGCTCGTATATCCCCTTTCTTTATGGGATTTGATTTTCAAAATAAAAATAACAGAAATACAAATTATAGAATTGCATTTAAGAGAGGTGGACTCTCTGGAGGCAAAAAATTTGGACCTCCTCCTAAAAAAGGACCAAATCCGCATGGAAAATGTCCGTTTAGAGAAGATGGAATACGAGGTGTAGGAGCCGTTTTAAAAGGTAGGGGTGTAAAATTTGTCGGGGTTAAATAATATAGGATATTTTGCAGGGATTTTGGACGGTGAAGGCAGTTTTTTCATGGAAAAAAATAGAGGAAATCTTTATTATCCAACAATTGCATGTGAAATGACTGATCGAGATGTAATTTTTTCAATAAAAAAGTTTTTTAAAGCTGGACATGTTACAAAATTAGCTCCAAGAAAGAAAAATTGGAAAACTTCTTACCGTTGGAGGGTTAGAAATCAACCTGCGATCGACATATTGAAAGAAATCCTAAAATATCTTAGTATAAGACGCAAAGCAAAAGCAAAATTTTTAATACAGGAGCATAAAAATGTGGTTAAGCGCAATTAAATTAGCAGTTTCTGCTGGAAGTAAAATTTACGCCAACAAACAACGTACAAAAATGGCAATGTCGGATGCACAACTTATGCATGCCGAAAAAATGGCCCGAGGCGAGGAACAATATCAAGGAAAATTGCTTGAAGCTCGTCAATCAGACTGGAAAGACGAAGCAGTTTTGATAATTTTAAGCCTGCCCGTGTTGGTGCTTGCATATGCAGTCATATCTGACGACCCAACTGCAATGGACAAGGTAAAATTATTCTTTGAAATGTTTTCGCAGCTCCCTTCATGGTTCACAAACCTTTGGATCCTTGTCGTGGCGAGTATTTATGGTATAAAGGGAACACAAATATTTAGAAACGGAGGAAACAAAAATGCCAAATAAAAGATTTAACAAACAAGTACCTGCTTTTAAAAT